GTCGCACTCGCGCACGGACTGCATCGCGCCGTGTTCGTCCACGAAATAGTGCGCGCTGGCCTGCAGGCCGCCCACGCGGTGGTAGTAATCGCAGTTGTTGCGCGCAGTGTCGCCGTTGTTTGCCGTGTAGTGCATCACAATGTACCGCACCGGCTGCGTGCGCCCGGCGTGGTAATTGGCCGCGTTGCAAGCAATAAATTCCATATTCCGTCGCCTCCTTATTCTATCGGCTCATCGATCGTTACAATGAGGTTTCCTCCCTTGCCCTTAGCCGACACGCGGAAGTAAACCGCACCCTGAGGGGGCGCAACATTGGTATCCGTGGTAAATGCCGCCGCTGCGTTTGGGTCGTCAATTTTGGTCGGGTAATATATGCTAGCCCCAATCTGATTGTAGCGGACTACACTTCCTTTCAACGTGAAATCTGCATTATACCACGCAATGCGAGAGCCATATTCGTCCCATTTAATTCCATCGCCGCCGATACGGTATGTATGACTTGCGCCGCCGTCAAATGGTATAAAACCTGTAGTGACAAAGCTGGGATTGTCCGCAACTACGCCGCTAGAGTTAAGCATTTTGCCGTTCGTATATGGCGCAGACGCCCCGGAAGTATCTACGGCACTAGGAACAAGGTTGTGGTACGACACCACCTTTGTTGCCTTTGCGGTAATCACGATATCGCCCGTAACCGCCGCTATGCTGATTACGCCCGTATCGGCGTTGTAAACCGTGGCCGTGATATCCGTGCCACCCATATTCACAGTTACTTCGCCCATCGTGTAGCCGCTTTTAGCTGTCAGCGTAGCGGCGTAGGACGTTCCGTCCTCTGCCGCCACCGTGTCATTGCTAGTGGTGATGTTGGTCAGGGCGTTGGTGATGCTGTGATAAACCGTCGCGGCATAGCCGATTGTACGGTCAATGCCAGCCCCATAACAAAATGAATACATTACCTGTTCTGCTGGATTTAGGACATTGACAGTAAAGGCCGTATCATCACCAGTGCCGGCCGTTTTATCGTAGGGAGAAGGGTCGCCAAATGGAATACCATAAATATTTGTAACGCCGCTATTATTTCTGTAGAAACAAGCGTTCGGAACGCACATACGCCATGCATCAAATTCCGTACCCTGCCCATTCGTTACGCTGTGTAGTTTACCGTATTGGAAGCAATGATTGTGGCCGTGAACATTCATTATAAATTTAGCTGCATTACGACCATTGAAATTCACCGTCACGCCGTTCTGTACTGTACTCTCTCCAGCGACGTATGCCTTGACAATGTTTCCTGTAGGATATGCGCCGCCATAGTCTAGTGGATAGTGGCCAAGAACGATAATACCCCATTGAGCGGCATCCTCTTTGCTTCCGACAGCGTAAAGCGTTTGAGCGAACCACAAAAGTTGCTCTGGGGAGCAGCAGTACGCCGCGTTATTTCCGCTTACAGTCTCGCCCTCGCAGGTGTTCAGACAGATGACACGGAGTTTCTTCTCCGCAAAATCGCGGTAACAATATCCGTATTCTTCGCTGCCATACACAGCGCCTTCGCTGTACTTCCATATATTGTTTTTCAGAAATTCCGCGCCGACGAGCGTGCTGTACTCGCCAGTGTCGTGGTTGCCAACGGTCCGAAGCTGCGGGACATCCTTCCACGCCTCGCCCAACCAACCATTGATTTGGTCAAACTGCTGCTGCATCAGCGCGATCGTAGTTTTGGCGTTGCCAAATGTCACGTCACCGAGCATACACGCAAAATCAATCTGCGGAAGACTATAAGATAGCACTTTCAGTGCTTGGCAAGCGTGCAGATCTCCGGCGTTGATGTTCGTCTGCCAGTTATCTACCTGTGGCCCAGCGTGGTGAAAGTCTGACACGGCCAGAAACACGATGCTGTCATCCTTCATCACTGCCTTGACCTTTTCAGCCACCGCCAGAGCCTCCGCCTTGACATAGCGGGGGATGTCGGCGTGGGCGATCTGGTCGCCGGTCGTAATGCCTCTCACTGCGTCGCCCATCTGCACGATCTTGTACGTTTCCGCGCCGCCGGTCTTTTCCCGGATAGCTGCTGCAATGTCCTGTACGGCGGTTTCTTCGTAGAGCTTTTTCATCTCAGTAGCTCACCTCCGTGCCATCAGGCAGGGCGGCTATGACGCTGTTGACAATCTCCTGCTTATCAGCTGCCGTCCAATAGTCCGTGCCTCTGACAGGGGTCTTGCCGGTCTTGCCGGGGTCACCCTTTGCGCCGTCCTCGACCGTGGCAATGGCTGCGCCGTCCACGCTGATTGTCGTTGTCTTGCCGGACTTAGTGGCCGTTACCACCGGGCTGTGGCCGTCTTTGCCGGGCACGCCAGCAGGGCCGGTTGCACCAGCAGCCCCCGGTTTGCCATCGGTGCCGTCTTTGCCCGGTGCTCCGGTTGCTCCGCGCGATGGCTTGCCTGTATCGGTGCTGCCAACGTACCAATTGCCATTGTCACCGATGTGCGGCGTAACGCCGTCCGCACCAGCAGCCCCCGGTTTGCCATCCGCACCCTTGAGGTCTGCCACGGCGATAAGGTTTGTCCACGTGCTGCCGCCGTCCGTGCTGTACTGGATGTAGCCGTCCGCTACGCGCAAGGCCATGCTTCCCGCGCCGCCTGTCCGCGCCGCCTCGTTGATCGCCGCCACCAGCGTGTCCTTTGCCTCCGTCGTCAGGCCGGCAAGGTCGCCGATCTGACGCTGGATCGTCCGCAACGTCATCTGGTCTGTCGGGGTGTATACATACCCGGCAGGCTTCGCCCGCTTGTGCACTGCAAAGTCCTGCTGCACCATCGTGTACGCGCCGGTGTCGTCGGTGACGTAGGCGTAGGCCGTCAGCGTGTGGCAATCCTGCAGCAGCTCGTCCGGGATGATGGCCGTGCCGTCTGTGCCGACGTCCACGTCCACGCTGCCGCCAAGCGCGCGATTTTGATAGTGGATCTGCTCCACGCCGCTGCCCACGCGCAAGCGCCGCCCGGTATCCCACTGCCACAGTGCTCCGCGCCCGTCTGCGATTGTGATAGTCATACAGTGGCCTCCTTCCATTGATTCTACAATATAAAAATGGGAGGGATATTTCTATCCCTCCCGCAGATTTAATTGCTCCAGCGGATCTTCCCGAGCGATTTCTGGCTGTAGAAGCACAGGAACAGCGCGTTTTTCTGCTCTCTGCTGATGTTCAGACCGTCGATGTATGCGGCGACCTTGTCCATTGCTCCCTGACCGCTGATGGCCTTGCCGTTGCTGTCGCGCGTCGTCCTTGCGTCGTTCTTAAACTGATACGCTTCCCAGAACGTCCCCGCGTCCAGACCGGCCGGTTTCGCCTGCTCGTTGTACTTCTGCACGGCCTCAACGCTGATGCCGTCGCATTCCGGATGTGCCTTCACAAAGTCCGCCGTGTCGATCTTGTTCTGCGCGTCCTCCTGCTTCATCCCGCCGTAGCGCGTCAGCATATCTACCGCGCGAGACCGCGTGAGCTTCCCGTCGAGATACAGATCCTTGATGTCGTCGTAGTCCGTGCCGGTCACGACCTCGCACGTCCACTTCTGCACCAGCTTCTGCGCCTCGTCGGCGTCTTTCCCTCCGTACTGCTGCAGGATCTTCAGCGCCTGCTCCTTCGTGATCGAGCGCTTTCCGTTGTCGTCGCCGACGTACCACTCCTTCGCCTGCGATCGTACCGCAGACTGCAGCTGTTTCTCGCCGATGCCGTGCTCTTTCAGCTCCTTGGCCTGCGCATCGAAGGCGGCCTTGTCGCCGCTGAGCACCGCAGCGAGCGCCTCGTCGTACTTTCCTTCGCCGGTCTCCCACTTGTCAACCTTCCAGTACGCATCATCCTCGTTGTCCGCGAGCCCTTTTTCGACCAGCAGCTGCTGCGCCTCTTCGCGCGTGAGGTAACCGTCCATCAGGCCGTACTTGATCTGGCTCTCCGGCCCGGAGTCATAGGTATGGATCGTCCACTCGTCACCCTTGCCGACAGCTCCGGCGATGGTGTTCCAGAGCGTTACAACCTCGCGGCTCGCCGCGCTGATCGGCAGGCCGGTCGCCTGCGAAACGGCCTTGAGTGTCTTGTAGATCTTTCCGTACAGCGTCATGTTGCCGTTGTACGTCACGTCCGTCGGCTTATCCAGTTTCCCGGTCGCCAGCTTGATTGTCTCGTCCCAGATCCGATATGCGTCGATCAGGTTGCTGATCCATTCCGTGTCCATCCGGTCGTTCCCGTACCCGGAGATCATGGACATGAAATCCTTGAGGATCGGCAGCTTCGAGAGAATGTCCACGTCGCTGAACAGGTTGTTGTCAAACGGGCGGACGCCGGAAAACTTGCCCTCTTCATAGTTTGCGCCAATCAGCGCGTTCAGGTACTTCTCCAGCCACGTGGCGTACTCATCGTCGTCGCGGCAAGCGTCCACAGCAGATTCTACAAGGCCGGAGGCGGCCGCAGACACAAGGTAGGTTGCCAGCGCCCACGCGACCTTGCCCTTGGCGTTGTTCCACGCCTTTTTCTTGTCTCCGGTCGTGCGCAGCTCCGTCGTGTAGTCCGTGTACGCCTTGAGCACGAGGTTGTACGACAGCGTCGGCTCTGACATGAAGGCCGTCGAGATGGAGCCGTACACGCTCTTCCCGCGCATCGCCTGGCTGCGCGTCATCGTGCTGTCCACCACCTGCGTCGAGTAGACGACCTCGCGGAAGCGTTCGGCCGTCGCCTTCAGCAGCGCGTCGCCGGTCAGCTTCTGCTTGTCCCTTACCTCCGCCTTGCAGGCGTTCCACAAACGGCCCCACGTCAGCCGGTCGCCCCATTCCGCGCCCTTCATGAGGAATTCGACCGTCGAGTCCTTCCATGTTCCGGCGTTCTTGATCTGGTCGCGGATGTTCATGCCGATGTTCGTGTCGTAGAAGCCCATGTGCTTCCACAGCGCGATGCCGCTGTTCGCCTCCGCTTCTTTGTAGGCGCTCTTTCCCTCCGTAAACGCCTTTGCGAGATACTTCGGGCTCATCACACCGACCGCACGCACATACGCCGTCGGCTGCAGCAGCGCCACGCGCAGGTTCGCAGCCACGGCCGCCACCTTGTAGTTGGAGAGCATCTTCTTTGCGAAGCCCTCCCCGCGGCCGCCTTCGTTCACGCCGTTCAGGTCTTTGATGAACGTCGTGAAATACTTGTTGGCATCCATGCCGTATGCCTTTTCAATCGACCGCTGTACCGTCGTCGTGAGCACGTGGCCGTTCTCGAGCTTCTGCTTCTCGCGGTAGTTGTACCACTTCATCGCGTCGAGGATCGGCAGCGCCAGCGCGTCATACTTTGCCATGTCCGCCATGTGGTTGCTGAACACGTCGAAGATGTCGCGTACAACGAGCGCGTTGTTTGCCTTGTAGACGAGGCTCTTCGTCGCGGACATATTCAGCAGGCGGAACATGTCATTCTCTTTCGCGCCAGGGTCTTTCGCGTCGCGGTTGGAGTCCATCGTCTCGATGGGGAAGTAGTTCTCCTCCGTGAACGCGCGGTATCCGAAGCGCTCCATCGACACACGGTTGCCCCACGCGCCGCCCTGATCGTTCATGTACTTCTGCAGTTTGTCCGCCACCTCGCGCTGGCGCTTGGTAAGCGCGCCATTGATCGCGGCGATGTCCTCCTGCGTCAGCAGGAACGGATCCGGCTGCTTGACGTTTTCCTTGCGCCCGCTGTTCTGGATGTCCTCCACGCGCATACCGCCGCCGAGCAGATGGCCGGCGGCCTGCTCGCGCTTCGACAGGCAGTAGAACGCCATCATCTGTGCGGTCGTCATCCTCACGCTCTCGCCGCTCTCGAGCTTAAACGTGTGCGTTTCCTTTGCCCACGCCTTCACTTCCTTCGGCGTGTAGGTCTGCTCCGTGAAGTCCATGACCGCCTTCGTGTTGAAGGCCATCTTGTCCCAGCCGTCGGAAAGCGCCTCGAATATCGCCTTGCCGCCCTCGCCGAAGCGCTGGAAAGCATAGTACGGCGTCGTGTTCTCCCAGTTGAAGAAACCGGCCGCCTTTTCTCCGGCCTTCGTTCTTCCTTTGGCCTGCCCCAGCCGGTCGAGCTCCAGCACCGTCGCCTGCGCCGCCTGCCGCGCGGTCTCAAAGTGCGCGTTGGACTTGAGCTTGTTCGCGTTTTGGATGCTGCGCGTCAGGATCGTGAGCATCTGGTCGAGCTGCTGCAGTTGCTCTCCGCTCATCCGGTTTACAACGTTCTCGCCTGGGTTCTGGCTGACGATGTCGGACGCAGTGTTGATGTGCTTCTGCATCTCCTCGAGGAATCCATCCGGGATGTCCAGATACAGTCCGAGGTCGTTCGTCCCGTCATCGTTCTGCCCGCGCAGGCTGTCCAGCAGCTTCTGCATCCGGTCAGTATACCGGAGCGAACGCCGAATGTCCTTTTTCGTCAGCGCGCCGCCGTCCAGCGCCCTCTTACTCGTAAAGTCGATGGATTCCAGGAACTCGCCTACCGCCAGCTTCAACGGCTCCGGGATGTGTTCCTTGTCGCTGTTTTTCAGCAGCCAATCGCTCAGGCGCTTCGCCTTCTGCTCGATGCGCGGGCGGTATTTCGCCACAGCCGCGCTTTCCTCGCGGCGCGCCTTATCTTCCGCGTTCCTGTCTTTTAGCCGCGCGATCTGCTCGTCGCGTTTCTCGCGCTCTCTTGCCACGGCTTCCTGCAGCCGTTTGCGGTTCTGCGCCCGCAACTCCGCGATGCGTGTGTCATTGGCCTTGCGCAGCTCGTTGATCTGGTTGAGGTAGTGCGTCTTCTGCTGTTCGTCCTTCTTGGCCTGCCGGTCGGCAAACGTTCTCTGCTGCGGCAGGTCGAAAAACTGCTCAAGGATCTCGTTGCTCACACTCTGCGTCGCTTCGCGCATATACTGCGCGTTCGGGTTGTACTCGTTCACGGAGTACACCGCGTCCAGCACATCGGCAATGCGGTAGAGCTGGTCGCTCGGCTGGCTCTCGCGGTTCTGGTCAAAAAATTCAGGGTACAGCTCACTCAGCTCTGCGTAAACCTGGTCAACGTTCGTCCGCTCGCCGTTTTTCAGCCGCATTCGGCCCATGTTCCTCCGCCGGAAATCTCCGAAGTCCGGAATTTCCCCGCGGTCAGCCGCGGACACGACGAGCTGCTGACCCTTGAAATACTTCCGCAGGTCTTCATACTCGCGGTACATCGTGTCGTCAACGGCAGTCACGTCGTTCAAAATGTCGTGTGCAAGATCATACGCGTGCTTCCAGATATCCTCCTGGCTCAAACCGTTCTCGCTCGTCGCGCGGGCAATGCCGTCGTACAGCTCCTGCAGTCTTCCTGTGACCTCGTCCGCGTCGATGCTGCTGCCTGTTTGCTTGATGATATCCTTCGCGGCTTCCCGCACGGCTTTCGGGTCTGTGGTTGCCTCTGCCGTGCGACGCGTCTGCCCACGCCAATACTCCACGCGGTCGCGCAGCATGGCGTTTTCCTTGGCCAGGCTGTCGCGCGTCTTCAGCTCGCGCGCCACCAGCTCGCGCAGCGGTTTCGCGTTCTGCATCCGCGTGAGCTGCGCGTCCGCTCGGCTCACCTGCGCAGCCAGGTTGTCCGCGCGGTTTCTCGCCTTCAGGCGCTCCTCCTTGCTTTCCGCGTTCTGTGCAAGATCGCGCTGCTGCTCCAGCCTCCGTGTGAGCGAGCTGTATTTCTGCAGTTTCTCCCGGTACTCGCGCAGCATCTCCAACTCGCGCACGTTTGCCGCGTCGCCGTCCGCAGCATCGGAGAGCACGTCGCGGTCTGTTCGCGTGTCGTCGCGCTCGGAAAACTGCCACGATTTATCCGAGTTCAGTATCTGCAGACGCTGCTCCTCGTCACCAGCGCGGTACACTTGCACCGGCACTCCCATATTTTCAAGCTGCTCTTTCAGCTCGGAGTTGATGTTGTCCGGCACAATGGCCACTTGCACCTCGTCAAAGCCGACCGCTCTCTGCGGCTTCGCCTCAAAATATTCCGTCGGAAGTGCAGCCGCCGCCTTATACACTTCTTGAATCCGGCGAGCAGTTTCTTCACTGACCGAATATCCCTCTTTCGCAAAAGCCTGCTGAATGGCTCGCGCCGTCCGCTTGCCCTTCGCCGCTTCCATCATAACATCGCCGATAATTTCTCTTTCATCGAACGAATTGTCGGCGTGCGGCCGCGTCTCTCGCATAACGGTGCGTGTCGCTTGATCGATCAGGTTTTCAACAGCATTCTTCGCCGCTTCATACTGCTCGCCTTCCGCTTTGCCGAGCCTGCCGCTCGCGGCCTTCACTTCATCAATGCTGGAAAAGTCCTCGGCACTGACAGCCTGCATAGCTCCTGCCGACGTCCCCCACGTCTGGCCGCCGCGCTCCTTCTGGGTTTCCGCCATCGCACTCACAATGTTCTCAAGCGTGTATTCCCAATGCAGCTGCGAAAAGCTGCGTCTGTCTCCAGAGGCGGTATAGCGCTCCTTCCCGTTGTAAATGCCGGGCTCGCCAAAAACAGATTTCAGCTGTGGCAGCAGCCATGCCTTCACGTCCTCAGTATCCGTCGCCTCGTGCAATTTGTCGCTGGTAGCCAATCGGTCTACTTCGTCCGCTGTAGCGCCCTGATCTTCGTAAAACGCCCACGCATCTCGGATGAAATTCTCAACCGTGGAAGTATGGACATTGTTATCCATGAAGTGGTCAAGCCGCTTTTCCTTCAGTTCCGGCTTTCGGTCCAGAAATCTGCGATGCTGTTCCTCGTAGCTGTCGCGGATAATCTGGCGCACCGTGTCTTCGATCTCTCGCGCAGACTGATAGTCCCCGGTTTCCATGTCCGCTTCAACGTGGGCGAGCTCCTGCACGCCGATTTTCTGCACCAGTTTCGCCAGCGCGTCATTGCCGTATCGGTTGAATTCCTTTGCCTGCATGACCGGCTCGAGCGTTTCCCCACGATCGGCCAGATAGGCCGCGCGCACGCTGTCGTCCCGCGAGAGCTTGTCCGCCAGCTCCGACGCGCTCATACCGCTCTCTTCACCGACGCCTGCACGCTGCAGGGCGCTGTCGTTTCGGAATACGCCGCCCACGATCTTCCCGCTCAGTCTGGCGAGCCGTTTTTCGACGGTCCGCATCCGGTCGTAGTTCACCGGATATTCCACCGCCGGCGCCGTCGGCGTGTAGGCATCCCCGCCGTAGATTTTGTTCCTGGGGTCAACCTGCGGGTCAATGCTCTCCCTGCCGAACACCATGGAAATTGGGCCGTACTTGCTGTGCCCTTGCGCAGCTTTTACGACCGCGATACTCGGCATCGGCAATCCGCCGAGCGCAAGCGCGCCCCGCAGGTTCTGCTCTGTCAGGCCATGCACGGCGACAAGATCGCGCACCTGCTCCACCGGTTCGCGGAGGGAGAACTGCGCACCATCAGCCCCATTTTCGCGGAAAACGGAAGAAAACGGCACCCCTTCGATGTTGACTTTTCCTCCTCGGTAGGTTATACTACCTACATAACCGCTGCGGAGAAGTTCCATGGGCGCGTAGATGCCCATGGGTCGAAGAACCGAAGCGGTTCTTTTTTTATCCGCAAATAGCACCTCGCTGCTGAGGAGAAAATCCCGCCCGTTTTCTTCTGCTGTTTTCCTCAACGTCTCTGTTTTCGTATAGGCGCTGGTGACCTTCTGCATATCGTCAATGGCAAAGCCACGCTCCATTGGCCTGAGGTCCATAGAAGCAAGGAAAGGCTTTTGGTTTACCGCCTTGTATGTTCCAAATACTACAATGCTATTTTTCCTTGTCTTGCTTTTTAGGACAATCGCAGGATCCTCCAGAATTTTAGGGATCTTCTTGATTTCCGCAAGCGTCATCTCCGGGTGGTCTGTCAAGATCTTTTTAATCTTGTCACCGTTCATGAAGATGTCGCTCTCGATTGCGCCGAGGCCCTGCAGTACGGGGCCGGTGCTTCCGAGAACAAACTGTTCATTCTCGCGCATACCGCTCCGCGCCCACTCATCAATCTCGTCAGAGAATTCCTCGCGGATGGAATGCTGCACGTCGCCATGATCAGCGGCGTTTTCTTTTGCAGCCCTCGTCTTCGCCGCGTCCACCAGCGCATCGTCCCAGAGCTTCTGCAGCTCCACCATGCGGTCGAGCATGGCTCTGGCCTCGTCGTGCGTCGCGCGGTCTCCCTTGAACGCATCACGCAGTTTCTTCACGAAGTCGCCGATCCAGTCGCGGATCTTCTCGGCAAGGCTGCGGTTCTCATTCGCCAGCCGCTGCACGGCCTCGGTGTTGCGCAGCATCATCTCGCACGCATCGGCCACGACCTCGTCCATCGCGCCGTCCATCGTCAGCTCGCCGGTCGAGTCGTTGTCGAGCTTCTGCTGAGCGAGGCGCTCGATGCTGTCGCCGCTCTCAAGCACATGGTTCGCCACGAATTCCTTCAGCGCCTCATACTGGCCGCTGTTTTGCTGGATGAAGTGCGTCAGCTCGTGCGACATCGTCTTCAGGACGGCCGTCTCGCCGGTGCCCACGTTGTTTTTCCCTGCGTTGACGTCCAGATAGATCGTGCCATCGCGGTATGCGCCGTTCATGCCGATATAGCGCCCGCTCTCATCCGAACGAGATTCAAAGAACACGACGTTCACGCCGGTCGCCTCGGCCACCTTGCGTGCCACGTCGATCGACGCCGTCTGCTTGCGCGTCAGGCCGGCCGTGTTCACAGCGGCGAGCGTCACGTTTCCGAGCTTTCCGCCTTCCAGCGTCACGCTGCCGGCCTGAATTTCGCTGCTCTTGGCCGCCGCGCTCTTTGCGTCAGATTCCCTGCGCGCCGCGGCGAGTCCGGTCTCGTAGGCAAATTTCCGCTGCTCCGGTGTCAGATACGATGCTGCGCCGCTGTTCTCGAGCACAGCGTAGTTTTTCACGCCCGCACGGCCGTAAGAGTATGCCACCTCGTAGGCGCTGGCGTAGCGCTCCACGTCCTGCCCGTTCTGGTAGTTGGCGTACATCTGCGGCGCGGTCTCGCCGTATTTTTCCGCGCTCTCGGCGAGCAGGCGCATCCCCTCCGGCAGCTTGGCGTCCTTCACGGAAACACGCTGCACATCGCCGTTTTTGGCCTTCACGGACAGCTCCACGCTGCCGCTCTCCTGGTCATATCGGAGCGCCTGCACCTGCGCTGTCTCACCGTTTACCTGCACCTCGGCGTTTTTCTCCGCCTGATGCGCCTTCGTCTGCCCTGCGTCAGTCTTGCGAGCCCCGCCATAGATCGCGTTGCGCTCCAGCTCGGCTGCGTCACGCATATGGCTGCGCGCCCATGCGTTCGTTGTCCGGTCTGCATCCCGCGTGAACAGGGACGCATACTCGTTTGCCGCGCGCTGCGCCTGCTTGCTGGCGTCAAATTTCCGCTGTTCCTTGCCCGTCAGCTCCTGCCCCTTGATCTGCTTTACCACGAGGCCGGTCAGCTCCTGCACGTCGTTTTCTGGCGTGCCGAGCGCACCCAGGCGGTCAGAGACCGCCTGCGTGAGATTTGCTTCCTGTGTCGCCTCGTAGAGCTTGCCGGTGCTGCGGTTTGTCTGCTTCTTCCCGGCCAGCTTCCGGAGGTTTTCGTCGCCGCTTTCCTCTGCAGCGTGGCGGAGGATGTCCGCATATTCGTTGGCCGTGATCTGCCGGCCGGCCTCGCGGTAATTCGCGCTTCGCATCCCGGCGTTGAGCGCCATGTCACCGCCGGTCATTACGCCGCCGGAGATCATGCCTCCGGCAAAGTCCTGCGCCGTCTGGCCGAGCCAGTCAAGCCACGCCCTGCGCGTCGCCTCGTCCTCGCTCATGCCGTCTGCCTGATAGGCGGCAATCGTCTGGTTGATCTCGCTCTTGTCGGCCATCACGATCGCGTCGGAGATGACGTTTGCGATGTCCGTGCAAACTTCCTCGCTGCCTTCCACAAAGCTCTGCTTGAGCATATCCTTAACCAGCGTCTTCGCGGTCTTCTTCCCGGCGGCCGCCGACGTATGGAACGTGCGCAGCTTACCCAGGCTGATGTGCTCAAACAGCGCCTCGGCCGTTCCGTAGAGCAGGCCGACCGACATGGCCTGCGAGTCAGAAGCACCGCGGTCATACGCATCCGTGATTGCCTGAGATGCCGCCGCGCCGCCGAGGATCACATCCGCCGCGCCGTGCAGGCCGGTCGCGCCGCCGACGGCCAGCGTCGCCAGGCTGTCGGCCATGCTCATACCGGTGTTGTACAAAAACGACCCGATGCCGCTCATATCCTCGGAAACGCTCCCGCGGATGGTGTTCGTCACCGTGCTCGGCACCATGGATTTTGTATAGCGGTCGACGGCCATTTTTTCGCCCGTGAACGGGTCTGTCCCGTTCAGCGCATTCTGCGCCGCGATGTCGAGCGCACCCGCTCCGGCCATCATATTCGTGCCAACAGACATAGCTGAAGAAAGCCACGGATGCTCCTTGGCCTCCTGTGCGACCTGCTGTGCCATTTCCGCAGCCTCGTTTGCGTGCTGCTGCGTGAGCGCGTAGTTACGGATGCCGTTGATCTGCTGGTCACTGTAGCCGTAATCACGCAGCTGCTGCTCGAAGCTGCGCACCGTGTTGCGCGCGTTTTTGGCGTAGTCGCTGTTTTGCACGACAAATGCGGAGTTTCCGGCCATCGCCGTCTCCGTGTTCGCGCTCTCGCTCACGCTCAGCGCCTTGCTGTAGTCAGAGAGCGCCCTCTGCATCTGCGTGTCCCACTTGCTGATCTCGTCATCGTAGGTCTTCCGCGTGAGCAGGCTCTGCGCTTTCCCGATCTTCGCTTTACGCTCATCGATCTGCCCCGAGAGCGCGAGCGCCTCCTGCTGGCGCTTGGCATAGTCTGCGTCCGTGCTCCCGGCTGCCATGCGCGGCATATTCCGGCGCTGCCGTTCAATGCCGGAAATCTCGTTCTTCCACGCGCCGATCTGCGCCTTCAGCTCGTCCGCAGACCAGTAATTCATCTGGTTCTTGTTCAGCCAGTCATATTCCGCCTCGGCTCCCGGCGTGTTCTTGAGCTGCGCGAGCGCCGCATCGACGTCCGTGCGGGTCTTGCCCTTGTATTTCTTCGGGTAGGCATACGACACGTTGAAGTCGTTTTCATCCTTGAACTGGTTCTGGAAGTCGAAGGACGAGTGCACGGCTCTGCGCAGAACGTCGACGTCATTTCCGGTGTCATAGCCGGCGCCGCGAAGCACATTCATGGTCGCCTGATAGTTGCTGAATGCGTTCTGCAGCGCGCCGCGATTCTCGCCGGTTAGATACGATGCATTCGCGTTGTCCATCTGCTGCAGCAGGTTTTTCCGCTGCTCCTGCGCCGAAGCAAGCGTTTTCTCGGCGGAGAATCCCGTGCTCTTGAGCCAATCGCCAATGGAGATTGCTGCTTTCTTGACTGTCATCTATGTGCCCCTCACTTCCTGGAGTTATTCATGTATCTCAGCCTGATGGCGCTGTCGTCCGAGATTAGGCCGTTTTCCGACGCGCTTCGGATGAATGCATTCACGTCCGCGATCGGTACGCCTTCCTTGATCATCTCTTTCACTCTGCCCGCCACGGCCGCAGCGGATTCTACTGCGCTCGCGTCCGTGATGTCGATGTCGTTGTGCGTAATCCCGCTGCCGGGCTTGTGTGCATACGGAGACGGTGAATCCGTCTTCCCCGGCTGCGTTCCGCCGCCTCCGTATCCGCTCCCGCTTCTGCTCCTGCTTCTTCTGCTTCCGCCGCCCGACCCCCCACTCTTATTTGACGCTGCTGCCTTCTGCTGCTGGTAATACTGCCGAAGATACGCCGCCTCGTTGGCAGACATACCTGCCGCCGCCAGCTCATCGTTCGACGGCTGGTACCCGGTCGTTGTGATGAGCGACGACAGACGGCTCCATGCGTTCTGCTTGCGCTCATAGTCCGTCTCATCCTGCACGAGCTTCTTCTGCTCCTCGGTTTGCTGGCGGTTGTAGGTCGTGTCCTCGTCGCTGCGCTCGAGCTGCAGCCGGTTGTACCACTGGTTGTAGTCTCGCTCGTAAGCGTTGTCGGCGTTACTGCGCGCCATGGTGTAGAGGTTCATCAGGTTCTGGCCTTCCTGGTTGTAGCGGTTGTAGGCTGCATCATACAGCTCAGGCACGACCTCGTTGAGCTTCTGCAGGTAGGCATTGTACGCCTGCTGCCCGGCGTTCTGGCTGTATGTGCTTCCGTAGCCTCCGGTCAGCGCCGCCGCCTGCCCCATGGTGTCCTCCATCGCGCCGCGCCCCATCTGCGCGTACAGATCGCGGTACTGCTGGTAGAGCTTGTCCTTGTTCACGTCATATGAGAACTCGCCGCGGTTCATGATCTTGTCGTAGATCTCAGTCGCCTGATCGTTCGCGCGCTGGTATGCGTCGTTCTTGCTCGGGTCGTAGGTATACCGGTTCTCGGGCAGGTACTTCGAGTAGTAATCGCTCGTCTCATAGTCCAGACCCTCGCCCTTGATTTTCGCGTTGCGCTGCTTTTCGTACCTGGCCGCGCTCGTGTAGTCTCCGGAGGCCGCAGCCTTCCCCATCAGGGCGGCGTAGTCCGTCTGTGTGTCATACGGCGTGTCCACCTTCGGCAGGTACTGCGCGTACTGGTTTGTCGTCTCGTAGTCCATGCCGCCGGACTGAATCTTCGCGTTGCGCTTTCGTTCCAGGACGGCTGCCTTCTCGTTGTTCCCGGCAGCAGCAGCCTTCCCCATCAGCGCAGCATAATCCACGCTGTCGTCAAACTCGACACCATTGTAGTTTTTCTTTGCCATGCGTGGCCTCCTTTACTTGTACTTGCCCACAACGTAGTAGCTGATCTGCGGGCTATTAACCGTCGCGTCAGATGCTCTCACGCACTGATACGCCGGGGCATGCGTAAGCCGCGTACCTGTATCGTTTTCCGTGTTTGTGGCGAGCCAAATGTTGCCACTACCAACCGTTGGCGTCGCCGACACGACCGGGTTTGCGACAAAAGCAAACGGGTATTGGCGTGCTGCCTTATTTATCTCGAGGCCCATCCACGATGCGGTATACAGTGGACCCCATGTCTGCGATGTCATTGTCAGCGAAGGTGCGTCGAACGTCGCCCACATCTCGGCGATACCGGATGCCCATTTGCGCCACATCCACTTCCCGGCCGTGCCCTGCTCGGTTACGTAGTCTACGCCTCCGCCTGCCGGTGTGCGCCAGCCCGTGTCATAGTCGCTGTCGGATAGCTTCGTCAGCGTCTGCCCGGCCGTTCCTCCGCTCGGGAGGCCGTGCCCGCTCTTTGCTTCCAGATCCCGCAGCGCCTTTTGCAGCTTTTCCAGCTCTGTACGGAGCGCGGCAGTATCTGCAGCGCCGATTCCGGCCTCGTTCCCGTCGTCTGCCTGATTGAGCACGTCCACGAGCTGCCAGATGTACGAGCGCAGCTGGGCAAGCTGCTCCTCTGCGCTGCCGGTCACTGCATACGTCTGCGGGTAATCAAATGTCAGCATACACATCGCTCCCCGCCTCGAATATCTTTGCAAAGCTGTAGATCCTCACGTTCCCGCTGCCCTCGAGCCGGATGCGGAAGTGGTCGCAGCGTCTCGGCCGCACTGGCAGCATGAACGTGCGCGTTCCCACGCCCTGGATGCGGCCCTGGTTGTGCCACACACCGTCGGAGTCATACTGCACGAGCACGTCCATGTACGCATCCCGCGCGAGGCTCATGCGGATATTGAACCGGCTGACGTATTTCTGCTCCACCGTGCTGTAACCGATCAGCCCCGTCTCACAGCTCCATGCCACATTGCCTTCTTCCGTGCCGATCAGTTCGGATACCTGGTTGTCGTGCGCGATCTCCTCGATGCCGCCGGCCGCGCACAGCAGCGAGCCCATAAATTCCGTGAAGTCGATAATGCTGCCGATCGGCAGGTTCTCGCGGTACCACGCCCCGCGCCGTGTGTCCAGAACGAGCAGTCGGCTTCCCGGAGGCGTATTCATCTGCAGGTAGAGATAATACTTGTCGCGGTACGCCGCCGCGATGCTTGTCGTGCTGCCCGGCCGCGAAAGCGAATTCAGATTCAGTTTCTCGCTCACGTCCGTCGGCGCGCCGCTTCCGTCGTAAGCGCACACGCAGTCGCGCGCCTTGTAAAACAGCACACCGTTGACCACCGCGAGGCTCTTTGCGCCCCCCGGCTGCACGCCGCGCATCGTGTACTCCTGAATCCTGTGTGCGCCGCTCGCGGAAACATACACCTTGTGCATCCGGTCTTCCTTGAAAAACAGCGGGTAGCCCTGATAATTCACAGCGCCCGTCCAGCGGCCGTCAGACCCGATCGACGCAGCGTAGCTGTCCGTGCTCACGCCTGCATATTTGCGCCACACGTCGAAGCGCCCAAGCGCGCTCGCGTAGATCTCGTTGACGAGCTTCCCGTTCACCGTGCCGTACTTGCAGCCCCAGAGGCGGTTCTGCGCCTCGATGACGTAGTCCATATCCGGGATGTCCATCGCCGCCTTGACATACCCTTCTGCAGGCGGCGTGTCGTTCATAATTCCATGCGCTTCCGCGGGCGCGTATGCGTCCAAAACGATGTAGTTTTCTCCGGTGACGAGCACCTCGCGGTATACGCCGTCAGACGGGTTGTCTCCGACATTCAGGCCGGAGTACGTGCCGGGGTCAATGCCGGATACCCTGATACAGTCTCCGGGAGCAAAAGCGCTTCCGATGCCTTTGCATTCCAGCCACATCACCGGCACATCCTGCGCGCTCCAGTCTTTCGAAATGTCGTTATATATGTAGGGCGTCCTCGTCTCGCGGTCGATGTATGCATCGCCATTTTTGGGCTCTTTCGGCTTCACGAAGTTCAAATAGTGGTATTCGATTCCGTCGACAACCACGACGCGTTTCTCGCCATAGTTCGCGCCTGTCGTGTATACGATTTTCCCGTCCCGGCTGCACGGGCGAATATACCACAATACATAGATGTCGTAGACCTCCTGCCCATCCGGCCCTGAGCTGGATGTCAGGTTGTGGTCAAGATACGTCCCAGCCGCAGCGGAAAACATTTTTTCCATATTCCCGTGTGTGCCGTCGGACGTGTTGTACCACACCTTGTCCGGCCAGATGAGCAGGTATGCGCCCATACTCACGAACCGCTTCAAGCCGCCGGCGTACGCCAGATCCATGACTTTCTCGTCGCCGGCATAGAAGCCGCAGGTCTTTGTCGTGCTGTCATATCCCGCGATGTAGTAGAGCTCATCCCCTTTTGATACCATCGCCTGCAGGTTTTCGGCCGAAACCTGCAGCGTATTTCGCTGCTTTCTTGTCGCCAGCAGCGGGTAATCGTCACCGCACAGATTCTCCATCTCGTAGAATTCCCCCTCGGGGATCTTGAGGTTGTGGTTGTAGCCGCCGAAGGTATCCGTCACCTGCTGCGAGCGTGCCGTTTCCTGAATCGTCGGATATGTCGGCATCTGTCATCCCTCCATCAAAACCGGAATGCTCCGGGGTCCTCCGCCATGTGCGCGCGGTTATACCAGTTGCGCCAGCGCGCGAACGCCGCGTTGAACAGCGTGATGCTCTGGCTGTATTTGCCCGCCTCGCCGTTTTCGCGGTCGATCATGGCCTGCAGGTAGTCGTTGTACACGTCCTCGTCATACGGGCTTCCGACGAGCAGCTCCGTGTCGCCCATCGACGAACTGTCGTAGCCGTCGAACGTCTCCGTGCCGCCCTCGTGCGTGCGGATCACTTCCTGCCAGATCATCCCGTCAAGGCGCGACAGCCACCGGATCTTTATGTCCTGCGAATACTGGTTCGGCCGCAGGGCGTCCACCATCGTGATCGCGTCCGAAATCGTCATAGTCTCTGCTCCTTATACTGAAAAAGGGAGGCGTGACTGCCGCCTCCCTTTGGTTTACTCTGCCTGCTGTGCGGCCGCCGTCGCTTCGTCCACGAACGCCTCGAAGGCGTCCCGCGCGCGCTCAGACCGGCGGATCTCATCGGCGATGTAGCGCGGCACCTTGGACTTCTTGCCCTTCGGGATCAGAAAATTCTTGCCGTTGACGCTCACGAACAGGTTCGGGTCTTCCTTCGCGCCGGCGCGCGGGATGAAGATCTCCTCCAGCTCATACGGATCCGGCAGCTTTTCAGCCGCAGCCTCAGTCTTCTCAGCCGCAGCCTCAGTCTTCTTTTTTTCAGTTGCCATGGGTATTCTCCTTTCTCACATCAGCCGGAGACGCCGCAGCGCCTCCGGCCGTATTGGTTTCGCCTCAGTTGGCGGCGTCCGTCGCGCTGTAAGCAGACGTGCTCATCACGCGCAGCAGGCGCTCGGTGTACAGCACGGTCGCGCCGTTGGTCTCGAACTTATAGCCGATGGTGCTGAACTGGTTCAGCGGACCGCCGATCTCGGACTTGTCGTGCACGATCATCTCCAGCGCGCCGCCCTCCGGATCGATGATGCCGAAGGCGTCTTTGCCGAAGAAGTAGGTCGCGTAGGTCGCGCCTTCGCTCTTGTTCTTGTAGCCCGTGCCGGTCAGGACAGGCGCGAAGGTGTTCTCGATGAAGCGTACGCCGTGCAGCTCGCCGATCTCGCCGTTGTAGATCTCGTCCGGCTGGGCGTACTTGTGCGCCTCGATCCACTCGTTGGACTTGCGCAGGTCGTAGGCGACGGACGGATGGATCACGGCGTAATACTTGCCGTTGATGGTCGGTACGCGGTCCTTCTTCATCTTCGTGACCGCCTTGGCGATCATGTCCGGCGTCAGGTAGGCGTAGCCGTCAGCAGCGCTCGTGCCGCCGCCGGCGCCCATCTCGGCGCAGGAGGTCGGCGTGGAGATATACGCGCCGGCCGCGCTGATGTTGTCGCAGTAGAGCACGTTGGTGTTGGTCAGCAGCGCGTCGCGGATGAGCTTTTCCTGCGTCTCTGCGGCACTCGCGCCCATCTCCTCGGTCGCGCCGAGGATCACGTCGTCGTAAGCGCGCAGCTCCAGACGGTCGGTGATGCTGGTGTACGTGCCGTACTGGTTGATGCTGCCCTCGAGCTTGGTCACGCCGAACTTCTGGCCGGTCGGGATCACGCCTTCGGTCAGCTTGCCGGCCTTTTCAAAGGTGTTCCACTTGCGCCACTCGACCGTGCCGCCGTGGTTCTTCGGCAGCGCCTGCTTCTTGCCAAACTGCGCGTAGAACATCTCGGCACGCGCGTTTTCGAGCAGCTCGGTGTCATAAAAGGTCTTGAGCTCCGGCGCGAGCGTGTGCGTTGCGTCGAACGCAGTCGTCGTGCCGGTCGAGGCGTTGACGTAGTTGCCGGTCGCGTTGACCATCGTACCCGCGTCCGCGAAAAGCTGCAGACCGAGCATGGAATAAAGAATGGTCTTCATAAAATAGCTTCCCCTTTCAGATTCAGAAAATGTCGTTCGTCCGGGAGGAGCCGCCGCACGTCGTCAGAACGTGCCGGGATAGAGCTTCTCCCCGTTCGCCGCTGCGCTGCGCATACGGCGCTTGATCTCGTCGCGTCTCGCGCGCGACATCGTCGTCGGGGCAGAAATGGATGCTGCCTGGGATGCGCTGCCGTTCTCTGCCGGTCTGCGCTGCCCGGCCTGGATGCTGTTGCTGATCTGCTGCGCGGTCTTCTGCGCTGCCACCTGCATCGCCGCCATCTGGATCTCCTTGCGGTGCACGGCAAAGTAGGCGTCCTCCACGCTGACCAGGCTGCCCGGCGCGGTCAGCCGCGCGAAGACCGGGTTTTCCAGCTCCGTCTGCAGGTCAAAGCCCGGATACGTCTCCTGCAGCTTTGCCGCCTGCTGCACCAGCCCGTCGAAATGCTCCTGCAGTCTGCGCTGCTCAAGGCTCTGCTTGTTCTGGCGCTCCAGCAGTTTGTTGCGCCGCTCCAGCTGGTCGATACGCATGGCCTCCTCGACGGGGATGCCGAGCTCGTCCGCCCGCTCCTCGTAGTACGCCTTGTCCTCGGTCACAGCCTTGTTCAGTGCCTGCACGTCCAGCTTGGAGATATCCTCTGCGTCGATGCCGTACTTGCGCGCCATCAGCTCCAATGCCGGCGTCAGGTCCTTGAGCGCCTGCTCGGACTTCTTCGACTTTGCCAGCCGCTTCTGCATCATCTTCTGCGCCTGCTCGTTGTACTCGGGATCCGCCATGATCTCGTCCCACGTCAGGCGCTTCGGCATTTCCTGCCCATCATCGGTGCCATTTGCAGCGTCGTCCTGCGTCTGCGCCGCCTCTGCCGCTGCCCCGTCGTCACGGTGCATGGCCGATACGCGCGCCTTCGACCGCTTGCTGATCTTGTCCGCCGGGACACCAAGCCCGGTCAGGATGCGCTCCCCGGCGTCGGGGGCCGTTACGCCCGCAGCACCTGCACCATCTGCGCCCGCGCCCGCTCCGGCAGAGCCTCCGGCCGCGCCACCCGCGCCGCCTTCGCCGCCGAACACCTGCAGGCCATGCAGCATAGCCAGTGCCTTGATGTCAAATCGCATAAGGATGCCTCCGTCAAAAATCTGTGGTAGGCCACGACCCTGTCAGCCGCCGGCCGGAGTTGCACCGGCACTTGCAGTCCATCGCTGCAGCGCGCCTCGCGGCGGCATAGATACCCACGCAGCAGTCTCCCGCTGCGTGGGTGCCAAGAGAAAAGGAGATGGGAAAATGGGAAAAGAAAGGAGGTACACACGCGAAAGCCCCTGCACCCTCGCACCTCCAGCATACAAAAAGGCCGAGGGCTTTCTCTATCCCTCGGCCTCGGATCTCTGAAAATTTTTTATCCGCGCACCTCGTAGCGCACGCGCTCCGGGTACATCTGCCGCAGGATATCGAATCCCGCGCAGATCTGGTCGCAGATCATTTTCGCGCACGCGCGCCATCGCGGCGATGCAGCGCACACAATCTCTGCGTGCCCGCTGCCCAGCTCCACGCTCGAGCCGCGGGCCTGCCCGGCGGCGTCCATGTTGCCCACGGCGGCCGCCAGCGTGTACACAAGGATCGTCACCGCCGCGCATACGATGTCCTGCCCCGCCTCGGCGAATCCCGCGTGCC